AAAAGAGTAATTACTTTCTTGTACTTTTTCTTTAAGTGCTCAATGACATGCGGTTTAATCATAGTATTCTCACTATCTGGAGCTATAACCTCTATATTATAACCCATACCTTTTAAACATAACGCATCTTTCAATGAAGAACAGATTACTAAGTAGGGTTTATTAAATTCTAACTGATCATATCCCTGTAGATGTGACTTTACTTTATGAAACTTATGTTTACTACTGGTAGGTTGATATATTTTATATACTTCACCTGCTCTATTAAAGTAACCATAAAGACTTTTACCTTCAATTTTTAGAGCTTTAACTTGATCAGCTTCAGATTTAATAAGATTATAATACTCAATAGGTTGAACATTATATTCCATTAAAATAGATTTTCCAATTCTAAAAGATAACCAATATTTACTATCAGTTTCATTCCACAGTCTTGTCTTAACAAAATCAACATTCCATTTAGCAGCTGGTTTAAAATTTATTTCTTTAAAACCATCTGTTTTAATATAAGTATTGTAATCTTTTACAATTTTCATTGATGCTGCAGGATATTCTATATCAAATAGCATTTTAACTAAATCTATCTTATTACCCCCGTGTCCTGTTGAAAAATCTTTAAACTTATACTGATTAATTTTTGTATCTACATAAATGCAAAAGCTTGGTGTTTTTTCACCTGGATTAAATATTGATGTAATTTTTATATCCTGACCTGTTAATGGTTCAGGTAAGTTTAAGTAATATTGAAATACCCAATAGCTTGGTATATTAGATTCTTCTAAAACTAAATTTTTTGTATTAAACATCAGAGCTAAAATTAAATAAAAAAAAGGGGTGACCGAAATCACCCCCATTAATTTTATTTCAGTATTTACAAATCAAAATCATCACCGGCTATTTTTGCTGGTTCAAATTCATTTACTGTTTTTTCTTCTTTTTTAACTCCAAGTCTAAAATGATCTTTATTATTTGTATCATAAATAAATAATTTAGAATTTTCAACATCTACAGCTTCAATAGATACACCCCCTTTATTTCTTTTAGGTAGATATAAATCATTATTCATGTATCCTTCAGTATTTTCCCATTCTTTTGATCCAAGACATACATTAACATATGTAGGACCTGAGAATAAAGTATTGCAAGATAGCATAAACTCTTCAATTGTGTTTGCTTGAACAAGATCTAATTCAGCTCTTTTACCTAACTGTTCTGATAAAAACATCATAGCTTTCATAACTTCAGTATCTCTACTAATTTTATTTCCATTAGGCAATGTTGCATCTTTATATGGATAAGGATGAAATCTTACTTTTCCTACTTGACCTGCATAGCGTGGTCCATTAGGATTATTTGTATCTAGTAAAAACCCTTCGAAATCTCCTTCCATAGGTTCTCCTTCTACATGCAATATAATATTATATGCTTCTGCATCATATGGTGTTTTATTAAATGCAATTGAATTAATCTTGACAAGTTGGTTACCTGGTTCTAAAACTGGTTTTTCCTTACCGCTTCCGGCTTTCATTCCGCTAGTATTAAACATAATTTTAATTTTTAATTAATTTATTATTACTCTTCATATTTTTTAATACAGTCTTTTACATACTGCAGGTTGTTTGGAATGAAGAAATCTTCAAACATACCTTGTGGTGATTTACATGTGTTCTCTCCATTGTTTTGAGTTTCAAAACCATATTCAAGTTCACCATCATCATTTTTATTTACTTTACCAAATAACACTATAGAAAATAGACCTTCCAAAGTTAAAGTATTATCTATCATTTTACCAATAGTTTTTGCTTTGATTTTTCTATTTCCATTTATATCAGTTGCATCTTCTGAATGTGTTAAGAAAATTACAATTAAATCATCTCTTAAATCTTTAGGTAATTTTGCTACCATAGCAAGATTAGCTGCAATTTGAGTAAATTTATCATATCCTTTCTCATTAGCTCTATCAAAATATTCAAAAGAACTCATATACTGCCAGTCATCAATAACTAAAGTTTTAATGTGCGGCATTTTTTGATCCACATGATGTACAGCTTTAACAATCCCTGCTGCAGATGATGAGGATGCTAAATTTCCCTTTGGATTTTCTTTACTTATTAATGTATAATTTTTTTTCCAACCTTTAAATGGTAAAGGTTTATTTGCAATGTTTATAATGAATGTTTCATCTGGGTTTAAATCTCTTATTGCTGTTGACTTACCAGTTCCTGAGTCTGCAATTACTAATACACTTTGTGCCATATTTATTTATTTAAGTTGTTTATTACTTTAGTTAGTGTGATTAAACTTTGATTAATATCTTCAAGTTTATCTACTATTTTAGTTGTATCCGATGTATTATCAGGATTTGGTAAATCAAATATTGTATTAAATTTTTCATCTATCATTCCTGTATTAATTGATCCTCCTTTATGGTCCACGCCTTCTTCTACAGCAGTTTGTTTATTCCAATTTCTACCTGTGACATCATTAATAACTCCTAATTCACTAACCGGTATCATATGTCTTACAAATCCACTATTACTTGTAACTAATTCATATTCTGTTTTCCAATGTGGATTATGTTTAACAATATATAAAGTTCTTTTAGGATCTTCACTTACATAATCAGAGCTTACAAATTCAGTATATATGTCTTTTTCTTTTTCTAATTCACTAGGAAAAAATGTAACATGTAACTCATCTTTTCCTGATGGTCTGTATGCCATTTTAGGAAGATATAATGCATTTACATTACCTGATATTTGAAAGTAATCTTCATGCTCTTTTTTTAATTCAGAGGTTCTTTGTTTTCTTTCTTCTGTTGTTATTGCCATAATATTTAAATTTAACGTCTTTCTTGTTGGCCTGGTGTAGCCATTTCTTCTATTTTCATTTGTTCAAATTTTGCTTTAAAGAAACTCATTCGTGCATCACCGTTCCTTGCTTTAAGGAAATGTAGCACAAGAGTTCTATCATTTTCAATTATATATCTATCAGGGCCATAAAATCTAATCTTTTGTTTAGCTGGCCTATTGATACCTATTAACATATCAGCATGTTGTAACATAGCATCTGAGCCAAATATATCTGACTCAAGTATATAATTACCATATTTACCATTTATTGATCTTTCTGGATGATCAATATTTCTATTAAGTTGAGATAGTGCAATAAATAAACATGGATAATCCCGTTTACATTGTGTAAAAAATTCTCCTAATTCAAATAACATATCTAATGTATTATTTTGATAAGGTGCTCTTTTTACTAACATAGTATGATCTAATGTAATCATAGTTTTTGCGCCCTTATGCAAATCCATATATACATCAATCTGTTCACGCATTTGATTTACTGTCATAGGTGTAGAAATAATATCTACAGGATTTTTAACTCTTTCTTTTGCATATTGATGACAATGATTAATTACATTTGTACCAATAGTACTACCTGCACTACATAACTCTTTGTATGTTTTACCTGTTATAGAACTAAATTCTCTAATAGCTGAAGTTCTTCCAACCATCTCAAATTGAAACTCTAATACTCTAAAGTCATCATTAGGATTTAATGCAAATGATTCTCTTATAATTTGATCTTTTATTAAAGTTTTACCTGATCCTGGTCTTCCACCAATTACAGTTAATGTATTCCATTCTATACCATCAGTAGCTGCATCATTGAACTTAGGCCATGGGGTGTATATAGATTTCTCTTCACCTTTTTGCCTAGCATACATATATTTTAATGCCTCATTAAAGGCAGCATATTGACCTACCCAAGATCCTGTAGGTTTACTCATTGTTTATTTTTTTGTATTTCATCCCATATATGTTTATGATTATCAATTAATACACGTTTTAAACCTTGAAGTTCACTCCATAGATCTTTTATTACATTAGCCTGATTTTTTATTACTTTATCTTTATCCATAATTAGACAACTTTTTCTTTAAAAGTTCTTTCTTCTGTGTCTATACCGTCCCTGATCATATCACAGTAGTCTGCTAAAGTTGAAGATTTTATTTTATGTTTATCTTGTTTGCATATAAAATACTGACTGGTTTGCATATATAAATATTCAGCATCTCTGTATTCATTTACATACATTTTAGTAGCTTTAATTACATCAATCCACTTATATT